CAATCTGGACGAGTCCGCGTTGCTTGCTTTTGTTGGGGCTAACTCTGGCTTTGTGTCGGTTAAGTACGATCAAGGCGCGGCGGGTGTTAATGCTGTGCAGCCGGTATTACTGCTGCAAACGCGCATTGTAAACGCTGGGGTGATTGATAGAGTTGGATTAAAGGCATGCTTTGAGTATTTGGGCACTCAGTACGACACGATTGCAACGACTCGCCTAGCTTTTACTGGGTCTTATGTTAGCAACGTGTTCCGTCGTACTTCTGGTAGTGGGACGTTATTTTCTTTCCGCGACCTTGGAAACATAGGCATGTTGGATGATTTGGGAGCCTCTGGTTTTAGTAATCGAGTAAGAAATGATGCAAACATATTGCTTAGTCAGGCAGCAGCACAAACAACAAGCCAAACAGTTAGCGGGAACGGCTGGAACCCTTCAGGCTCAGAAATAACTTTATCTCTCAATGGTGTTTTTGCTAGCTCCGCTGGCCCGACAGGTACAGCGACAATAGATAGGGCTGCCATAGGAGCAAGCTCATTTGCTTATACGTCTATATTTACGGGCGAGCATCAAGAGTTCCTTTTCTTCTCCGGCAATTTAAGCACATCAGACAGGCGCACGCTTGAGCAAAACCAAGGCGCTTATTACGGAGTTGCAATAGCATGATTTATTTAGTGTTTAATACAAAATCCGAAGCAGATGCTGCGCAGGAAAAAATAGCTAGCAACATGGGTCTAGGCGCTGACATAACAAAACAATATGCGATACCGACGCGCACCGCTGAATCAAAGTGGGCGTTTATCAAGCCTGAAAGCCGATACATGGCTGGCGTAGACAAATACACGGAGTTTACTGACCCCGTATTCCCAGTGGTGATTTTTAATGAGTGAGATTGAGAACCGCGCCCCGCTTGTTCACAAATGGATTCGAGAAATTGAACTATATGAGCAAAAAACAAGCAAGTGGAATAAACGCGCCAAAAAGATATTGAAGCGATACAAAGACGATAGGGGCGACAACGAATCATCAAGCGTACGCTACAACGTGCTTTGGTCATTTGTTCAGACGTTGCGCCCGGCTTTGTATGCGCGTGAGCCAAAGGTTATTGTAGGCCGACGGTACTTAGATAAAGACCCGGTGGCGCTTAAAGCCTCGGACGCATTAGAGCGTGCGTCAGCGTACATGCTCAAAGAACAGGATTTTGATTGCATCGCTAGGCAATGCGTTGACGATAACCTGCTGGTAGGCAGGGCTACAGCATGGGTGCGCTATGTACCGCATATACAAGGTCAGTCTGTTGAAGGCGAGGATGAAGAGGCCAAGGACATCGCGGAAGACGGGCCACAATTAACAAACGATGCGGACGAAGAAGAAGAGTCCGACGAGGTTGTGACCTGGGAAGAGTCGCTCATTGACTACGTTAACTGGGAAGACTTCGGCCACACGCTGGATAGAACTTGGGCAGAAGTGCGCGGCGTTTGGCGTATGTGCTACCTTGGCCGCAAAGAATTGGTAAAGCGATTTGGTGAAGAAATTGGCAACAAAGTATCGCTGGATTACCAAGCAAAAGATTTGAACGGCGCAAATATTGCAAGCACGTCAAACTCTAAAGCAGTGGTTTATGAGATATGGGACAAGGTAGAGCGCAAGGCAATATGGCTGTGCAAAACATACCCAGAGCCTTTGGATGTACTGGAAGACCCGTTGGGGTTGAAAGACTTTTTCCCTTGCCCTCGGCCTTTGTACGCAACGCTAACCACAGACTCGCTAATACCAACGCCCGATTACATTGAGTGGCAAGATCAAGCGCAGGAGCTGGACACGCTCACAGGGCGCATTGCGGCCATCACTAAAGCCATTAAAGTTGCTGGGGTGCGAGACGCCACGGCAAGCGGCTTGGAATCGCTACTGAACCAAGGTTTGGAAAACACGCTTGTGCCAGTTGATGGCTGGGCAGTGTTTGGTGAAAAAGGCGGCCTGGTTGGTGCAATGCAATTGTTGCCCATGCAAGAAATTGCAGCAACTTTACTCTCGCTTTACGATGCGCGAGAAAGAGTTAAACAGGACTTATACGAAATAACCGGCATGGCAGATATTATTCGAGGGGCCAATGACCCTTCGGCCACGGCTACAGCAGAGCGCATCAAATCCAAGTTTGTGACCATGCGGTTATCAGAGCGCCAGCGCGATGTTCAGCGTTTTGTTCGTGATGTGATTGCATTGCAAGCTGAAATTATTGCAGCCCATTTTGACATTGAGACTATCGCAAAAATATCCGGCCTTGATTTATTCACGGCTGAGGAAAAAGGGCAGGTTGAGCAACAGATACAAATGCAGCAGATGCAAGCGCAAACGCAGCAAGCACCGCAATTACCATACGATCTGCAAGAAAAATTACGTGCCCCCACTTGGGATGAAGTAAACGAACTGCTTAAAAACGACGCGCTTCGGATGTTCAGGATTGACATTGAAACGGACTCGACAATCATTGAAGACGAGGAGCAAGAAAAAGCGTCACGCATTGAGTTTTTGGGCGCGGTAAGTGGATTTATGAAGGAGGCCGTGCCTGCCGCAGAATCCAATCCATTGCTAGCCCCTGTGCTTGGCCAGATGCTGTTATTCGGTGTCCGTGCGTTTAGGGCAGGGCGTGAGCTAGAGGGGTGCTTTGAAAACTTGGTTGAAGAGCTTGAGAAAGCTGCAAAACAGCCCAAACCGCAAGCGCCAGACCCTGAGCAGATAAAAGCTCAAACAGCCATGCAAATTGAGCAATTCAAGGCGCAATCCAAGGCTCAAAGTGACGCCGAGAAGATGCAGATGGAGCAGCAATTTGCAGAGCGTAACGCGCAGATTGAATTGCAACTTGAGCAACAACGCATGGCGATGGAGACCGAAAACGCACGGCGTGAACAGTTATACCAAGCCCAGCAAAACGAACACCAGCAGACCTTAGAGGCGCAACGCTACGCTCAGGAGCAGGCCACTGCGGCGCAGCTTGAGCAGCAGCGCATGGCGTTTGAAGAGCGATTAAAAGCCTCTGAGCAGCAATTGCAGTTAATGATTGCTCAAATAAACAATGCGGCCAAAGTTGAAGTGGCTGAAATTGCGGCCCAAACCACGCTTAACGCGGCTCAGATTAGCGCCGCTAAATCATCAACCATGGAGGGTATTTAATGCCAATTTACGGCTTTCAGTGCGAAAATTGCGGTGAAGAAACGGAAATGTACCGCTCAATCGCAAAAATGAATGACGACCTTCCCGAGTGCTGTGGCGAGATAATGGAGCGAAGGATATTTGCCCCTTATGTAATTGCAGACATTCAGCCATACAAAGCCATGGCGGTAGATCATCGCACCGGAACTGTGCCAACGATCACGAGCCGTAGCCAGCACCGTGAGTTTTTGAAAGCCAATGGCTTGGTTGAGGTGGGCAACGAAATGCCGAAGCCGCGAAAGCCACAAGCAATTGACGTCGTAAGTCGTGAAGAATTAACCCAAGTAACCCGCGAAGTTTTAAGAAAGACACAATAATGGACTCCACGCAAATTGATAACGAACCCGATGATTTACGCGCAACCATTGAAAGCGCAATGATTGAGGCCAAAGAACAGCAGGCACAAGAGCCGCCGGAGGTAGAGGAAAGCGCGCCGCTAGAAAAACCAGAGGCAACAGAAGAGCCAAACAAAGATGCCACTAATGCACTGGAAGCGGCGGAAAAAACCGAGCCTACCGAGGAGTTTATTAAAGCCCCCGAATCTTGGAAAGCCGAGGCAAAACAGCATTGGGACAAAGTGCCGCCCGAGCTAAAAAAGATGATTGCAGAGCGCGAGCAAGAGGTTCATCGCGGCTTTACGCGCATGGACGAAGAGCGTCAGTTTGGGCGGCAAATTAAAGAGGTTGTAAACCCTTACATGCCGATTATCGCCTCGAAAGGGGGTAATGCCGCTAGCGTTGTTCAAAACCTGCTAAACACTTCATATATCCTTGAGACCGCGTCACCAGAGGGAAAAATCAAGGCAATACAGTCAATTGCCAAGGATTACGGCATTGATTTAGCAGCAGCGGTGCAAGAATCTCAAAATAATTGGGTAGACCCCAGCATTAGTGCTTTGCAAAATGAAATACAGCAGTTAAAATCAGCACGTAACAACGAGGATATGCAAAGAAATTTGCAAATTCAGCAGCAAGTCCAAAACGATATTGTAGCGTTTTCGGCAGACCCAAAGAATGTTCATTTTGAAACAGTGCGCGGCGAGATGGCAGCGTTAATGCAAAGTGGGCTGGCTTCAGGTTTGCAAGACGCATACGATAAGGCGGTTTGGGCTAACCCCGCAGTTAGGTCCATGCTTATTACTCAGCAAAATGGAGAGGCAAACCGTAACGCGGTAGCTAAGGCGAAGGTAACTCAAGCAAAACGGGCAGGTGCTTCTATAACCGGTGGGCCAGGTCATTCGACCCCAGGCGCTACTAGAAATGGTGCAGAGCTTAGTTTGCGAGACGAACTTCAAGAGAACTTCCGCGCCACAATCGGTGGCCGAATCTAACTTATGAGGTGAGCAAATGGCTCTAGTAAACCCGTCAAGCACTTTGACGGAAATTGTAACAACTACACTGCGTAATCGCTCTGGGAAACTGGCCGATAACGTTACCAAAAACAACGCCCTTTTGCTACGTTTGAAAAAACGCGGCAAAGTTAAGCCAGTGTCTGGCGGCAGGACAATCGTTCAAGAGCTAGAATATGCAGAGAACGGTACGTTCAAACGCTATTCCGGTTACGAATCGCTAAACATCTCCCCTTCTGACGTATTCACGGGGGCTGAGTTTAACTATGCGCAAGCAGCTGTTGCGGTTTCAATCAGCGGCTTGGAAATGCTGCAAAACAGCGGCGAAAACGCAATCATTGACTTGTTAGAGTCACGCATTCAAAACGCTGAACGCACATTGACAAACAACATTGCTTTGGATTGCTACAGCGATGGCACGGCAGACGGTGGACGCCAAATCGGTGGATTGGCTTTGCTGGTTTCTAAAACCCCTACGTCTGGCACAGTAGGCGGCATCGACCGATCTACTACTGTTGGTAGCTTTTGGCGTAACAAGGCTTTTTCGTCATTAACAAACGGTGGTGCTGCGGCTTCTGCGGCTAACATTCAATCGTACATGAACCGCTTGTACTTGCAGTTGGTGCGCGGTATTGACAAAACCGATTTAATTGTTGCCGATAACAACTACTACCGCTTTTACTTGGAGTCATTGCAGGCAATTCAACGCATTCAATCGCAAGAAATGGCCGACGCCGGTTTTGATAGCTTGAAATACATGGGCGCTGACGTGGTTCTTGATGGTGGATATGGCGGCGGCTCACCAGCTAATACGATGTATTTCTTGAACACAAATTACATCTATTTTAGGCCTCACGCTGACCGCAACTTCACGCCGCTTGGTGATGACCGTTTTGCGGTTAATCAAGACGCTATGGTTAAGTTAATAGGCTTCGCCGGTAACATGACTCTTTCTAACGGTTTCTTGCAAGGCGTCTTGGGCGCATAAGGAAAAAAAATGGCTTTCAGTTTTCAATCCGCCACCATTGGCGCGCCCAACATCACTGATGTAACGGCAATTGTTCCGGGCGTGGCTGCGTTGCCCGGTTTGGTTCTTGAACCGCAATACGGTGAAGTTCGCCAAGGGTGGGATGCTGCCTTGGGAAGCGGTGAGTTTATTTACTTGATGGGCGTTGCTTCTTTGGCTGTTGGTGATGTTGTGTCATACAACGCATTAACCGGCGCTACAACACGCTGGGCAGGCACCGCCAATACTGGTTTGCCTTTGGCTGTGGCTGTATCGGCTCCAACAGCAACACAGACAGGCTGGTTCCAAATTAGCGGCGCGGCAATAATCAACTGCACCGGTACCGTTGCGGCTGGCGATGCGGCATTCTTTTCGGCTACTGCGGCGCTTAAAACCGCTGCGGTTAACGGGAAGCAAGTACTTGGCGCGGTTGCTGCAAGTGCAAACGGCGCTACAATTGGCGGCGTTGCGTTGGCTTCGACTCAAGCCGTGTACACTATCAATAGACCGTTTGCGCAAGGTCAAATAACCTAATAGGGAATAACATATGTTTGCAGATGCTAAGGTTGAGAAAATTGGCGGTCAACTCCAAGTGACCCACGGGCAAGATGATAATTTGTACGTTGAGTTTTCAAACGAACCGGTAAAAATGGAGTTTGAGTCAGAGCAGCAAGGGCGGCCAATTTTCAAAGAGATGCCTTACATCCGAATAATGTTCCCCGGCGATAGGACTAAAGAAGTATTTCGCCCGGTAGAGATGGGAGACTATGAGAGACCGGGCGACCCAGAACGCTTTCCAAAGCAATGGGCGCGTTTTCAGAATCAAGAGAAGCAAGTTGCAGACGGCACACCAGTAGAGCAATGGGCAGTGTTAAATCGTTCCGAGGCATTGGCACTAAAAGCCGTGGGCGTGTTTACTGTTGAATTGTTAGCAAGTCTGCCAGACCAAGCGCTGCACGGAGTTGGGCTTGGTGGCCGTGAGCTACGAGAAAAAGCACGGAACTGGCTAAAACAAGCCACCGATGGAAGCGAAGTAACTCGATTGACAGCAGAAAATAAAGCCCTTCGGGATGACCTCGAAATGGTTAAAAAACAAATAGCGGAGCTAAGTAAATCGGCTTCTGAAGACGACGGCGACTTAAAGCGCCAAAATAAAAAGGCTTAAATTATGACTACCGTAGCTCGAATTATTGGCGCGGGGCTTCCGGCGCTAACCGCTGAAAGCATTGCCGGAACATCGGCCACAAACACACTTACAGCAGCAGGAACAACGCAAGCAGATGCCAATCCAATCAGGTTTGATATAACCTGCTACGGTTCTGTTGCTTCTGGCGCGGGCGCTGTATTGCCATCCACCTCAGACGTTGGCGATACCCGATTCATTAAAAACGTAGGCGCTAATGCTTTGTTGGTTTACCCGCCTGTTGGTGGACAAATTGACGCACTATCAGTTAATGCTGCGTTTTCTGTTCCTGTCGGGAAAGGTTGCACCTTTATAAAATGCAGATCAACAACGCTAACAGATTTTTGGTTAACGCAACTAGGCGCTTAAGTGAACCTAATTGAAATAGTTCAGCAGGCTTGTAATGAGCTTGCTTTGCCATCGCCTAATAGCGTTATTGGGTCACGAGACCCGCAAACAATACAGATGCTGGCGCTATTGCAGCGTGAGGGCAAAGAACTTGCTAGCAGGCCAGAGAAGGGCGGCTGGCAGGCTTTAGTCCGTGAGTACACGTTTAGCTTGGTAGGCCAAACTGGAGTTACTGGCAACACCACGCTAGGCTCGAATATCGTTACTGGAATTGCTGATACTTCTGGAATAACTGTAGGCCAAGCCATAACCGGCGGCGGTATTCTGGCGTCAAGCTATATCACGGCGGTGGGCGCAAACTCGGTTACATTGAATCAAACTTGCGTATCCAGTGATACAGTAACAAACATAACAATAGGTACGGATCAATACCCGTTCCCGACAGATTTTGTTTATATCATACCGGGCACCGAGTGGGACAGGTCATTCAGATGGCAACTACTTGGGCCAATGGACGCGGTGGAATGGCAGACGTTAAAATCCGGTATAACACCAACTGGGCCACGGATGCGTTTTCGCATAAAAGAGGATAGGTTATTTATTGACCCTGTGCCTGGGGCCAACCTTGACAACATGGTCATTGAGTATATAAGCAGTTCTTGGTGTAGGTCTGCATTGGGCGCGGCGCAAAGCAAATGGCTTACCGACACCGATACGCCAGTAATTCTTGACGATCTTTACGTGATGGGCCTCAAATGGCGTTTTTTACGAGCGAAGGGGCTTGATTATGCGCAGGAACAATACGACTATGAAAACGCAGTATTGCGATGCATTGGCCGCGACGGAACAGTCAGAAACTTGCCAATGAATGCGCAACAAAACGCTAACCGTTTATTGAGTCAATGTAACGTACCAGATACGGGCTTTGGCAGATGATACCGCGCCCAAAACGTAGGCAGGTGTCAATTTCAAAATCTATACCACCCCCCGTTGGCGGTTTAAATGCGCGCGAAGCATTGGCAGAAATGCCTATATCTGATGCCGTTGTGATGGACAACTGGTTTCCTGAAACGTCATCGGTTAAAGTGCGAAAAGGTTGTGTTTCGTGGGCTACGGGCTTTCCGGGCCGCGTTGAATCAATTATGGCCTACCGATCAGGAACACAAGAACAGCTTTTTGGCGCGGCAGATGATGGTATTTATGACGCAACAAGCCAAGGCGCAATTGGGGCAGCAGAGGTTAGCGGCTTTACGTCAGCGCGCTGGCAGCATGTAAATATGGGCACGGCTGGCGGTCAGTTTTTGCTCTGCGCAAACGGTGCCGACCCCATGCAAATTTACGACGGCTCGACATGGGCAGCGGCATCTATCACGGGCGTGACTGGTGGAACCGATACAATTATCAACCTGAATCTGCACAAAGAACGCCTTTGGATGATTCAGGCAAACAGCATGAAAACGTATTATCTTGCTGTGCAGTCAATCGCCGGTGCGGCGCAGCCATATGACCTTTCTGCCTATTTTAGGCGCGGCGGTCATTTAATCCAGATGGCCACATGGTCAACGGATGGAGCGTCGGGTATTGGCGTTCAAGATATGGCCGTTTTTATATCGTCAGAAGGCGAGGTTGCTGTTTACAACGGTACTGACCCGTCATCTGGTGATACGTGGTCTTTAGTTGGTATTTTTTACATTGGCCGACCAATTGGAAATAGGCCACTGTGTAAATTTGGTGCCGACCTGTTAATCATCACAGCACAAGGCGTTTTCCCGCTATCTAAAGCGCTTTTGGTTGATAAAGGCAGCCTGCAAGATGCTGTATCGAACAAGATTGTGAACCTAATCAATGAGGATGTGCAGGCTTATTCAGCTAACTTTGGGTGGGAATTGATAGTAAGCCCGATTGATAACATGCTGATTGTTAACGTACCAACTTCAAGCACCCCAAGCGTGTTTAAATCGTATCAATATGTCATGAACACAATCACCGGCGCATGGTGCAGGTTTACTGGATGGCGCGCAGTATGCTGGGAGCTATTAGACGATAGCCTTTACTACGGAAGCACAACAAGCATATTTAAAGCCAACTCAGGGCAAACGGACAACGGGGCAGACATTAAAGCCGACTGCCTCCAAGCGTTTTCTAGTTTTGGCGAAAAAGCCAGAGAAAAGTATTTCACGATGGCGCGGCTTGCGCTACAAACCGATGCAAAATTAACGCCAGGTATAGGCCTTAACCTTGATTTTAATATACGACCGATTAACACCGTTTCAAACTTAACGCCACCAGACGGGGTAAGCAGTTTTTGGGATACGTCACCATGGGACACAACTTACTGGAACCAAGGCGATGTGTTTGTACTGCAACGCAACTGGCAAACGGTGCAGGGCATCGGTTATTACGCCGCGCTCCGTGTTCAAATATCGGCTAGAAACTCCAATATACGATGGGCGGGTTCTGATATTGTTTTCGAACCGGGCGGTGTTTTATGATGCGCATCGTTGACAGTGAGAGCGAGCGTGTAGGAAAATGGGCCTGCGGTAAGGCTGGCGGCGTTTTTAGCTTGGCCGACTCAGTGGCAATAGGTTTAGAGCGTGACGGCGAATTAACCGCTGCGGTTGTGTTTAACAACTGGACAGGCAGATCAATTTGCATGCACGTTTACAGCGAGGGGAAGCACTGGTTAAACAGGGAATTTTTGTGGTTTGTTTTTTATTACCCTTTTGAGCAACTAAAAGTAAAAAAGATTGTAGCGCAGGTGTCTTCGGCAAACGAAGCGGCATTGAAGTTTGATAGTCACCTTGGTTTTATACACGAAGCAACAGTAAAGGACGCCGCGAAAGATGGCGACATGCTGTTACTTACGATGACGCGGGAACAATGCCCGTGGTTAGAGCTAAGGAAAAAAGATGTCAATAGGCAAATCTGACCCTCCACCAGCGCCCGACTACGCTGGGGCGGCAACGGCCACAGCGGCGGGAAACTTGGAAGCATCCCGGGCAGCGGCAACGGCCAACAGGGTCAACCAAGTTACGCCTTACGGCAATCTAAACTATGGCGTAACAGGGCAGGACAGCTACGGCAATGACGTGTGGACAGCCACGCAAACGCTATCCCCTGCGCAACAGCAATTACTAGACCAGCAGAATAGAACGTCTGCGGGGCTTGCTGGCTTGCAAGACAAAGGACTTGATTATGTATCGGGCATTTTAAGCAAACCGTTCAGCACAGATAATTTGCCATCGCTTGGTTTTAATCCGGGGCAGACCGCACAGGATGCAATCTTTTCTCGTCTAAATCCACAGATCACGCAAGACCGTCAAGCGCTTGATGTTAAGCTGGCCAACCAAGGAATACCGCTCGGTTCCGAGGCATATACAAACGCAATGCGCCTACAGTCAAACCGTGAAAACGATCTATACAATCAAGCAGCGGTGTCCGGTCTGCAAACCGGAATGCAAGCGCGTCAACAAGGGTTCCAAGAAAACGCATATCAGCGCAATGAGCCATTAAACACACTCAACGCGGTACGCACAGGCGCGCAAGTAACCGGCCCTAGCTTTGTTAACCCGGCGCAACAAGCAACCACCAGCGGCCCTGATTTATTTGGCGCGACCAACGCCACATACCAGGCTAATCTAGGCAACGTTAATGCGCAAAACGCTGGCGCTTCAAACTTTACAAACGGCTTATTTAGCCTTGGTTCGGCAAAATTGCTGGCTTCCGAC